CTGTCATGCTCCAACCATCACGATCATCGCCATATTGATATGTTGTTTTAAGTGGTGTTGTTGATTTTCCCATGTAATCCAAACTCATTCTTGTTTTCATCAAACCTTCTTGACGAAGTTTTATTGCGGTATCTCTAACCCAAAGCCCAATGGCAAATGATATAACCAAGTCATCTTTATATCCATTTTGTGCCTCTGCCTTTGAACCGTTCCAAACAAATACAAGTAGTTCTTCTGTCAATCTTGCAGATTTTACAATGGGTGTTCTCTCACGAAAATATGTTTCTAACTTTGAAATTAGTAATGGTCTTGTTTTTGAACTTGTAGTGAATCCTGGAACCATTTGTGATTTATCTTTTAAGTCATAACCTTTTGGTATTTGAATAGATGGATCAATATAACCATCTTCTTTGTAGGTATAATAGAGATTCGGATAACCTCTATCTATTACTTGTTGAATTACTGCCCAACCAACATTAGCATTTTCTATAACAAGCATTGCATCGTTATATTCAGTAGCAACTGATACTAACATATTACCGTATGATTTTGTATCAAGTTTTCCACGATACTCTGCAACTTGTTCTAAATTATCTATGTCAATAATATGAAATGCTGAATTATCGTTTCCATCACCACGCGCAACATCGGCTACAACAATGTAAGTTTTATTGGGATCAGGATAATCCCAAATCCAATAAGCATCCTCTGCACCACGTTTTTCTTTCGGTTCACAAACATAAGTTTCTCTATACCATTGAACTAATTCACCATCAATCACAGAACGACCGGATGCAAGAAAGTTTCCATCGCATTCTTGTTTTGCCAAATCTGGTCCAAGAAGAGCATCTTGTTCGTCTCTCCACGATTGGTCACGGTCTGGATGAACTTTCCATAATAATTCTATTGGATTAAATGAACTTTCTTTTAATGTTGCCTTAACCCACTGTTTATGGTAAAAGTTACCAACACCATTTGGGGTAGAGTTAATAATAGCAGTTCCACCGGTAGCAAGTGTTTGTTGTGCAGATGCCCATATTTTATCTATGTCATCAATAAAGGCGGCCTCGTCAATGATAAGAAGTGAAAGTGCTTCAGAACGAGCAGAGTCAGCGGCAGCAGAAACGGCTTTAATTTGTGAACCATTCCTAAAACGAAGTGAAAGTTTATTATCTTCTTGAACGCCGGTCTTCAACCAACTTGGAAGATTATCATACATAACACGTACTTTTGTAACCAAGTTCTTTGCAGTCTCCTGTTTCGTTGCAATAACAAGAATGTTTTTATCTTGATTAAACAACATCATCCAAAGTGAATAACCTGCAATAAGAGTAGAAATACCCAACTGACGAGATTTCAAAACTATGTTCCATCGGTTATTGTTAAATTCCTTTACAACATCTTCTTGAAACGGATATAATTCAAAAAGAATTTTGCCACGAGTTGGGTGTTGAATCTTTGCATACCTTTTCATAAAGTATACAGGATTAGACGCACATTTTGCGTATTCCTCTTTGATTATGTCTTTAAGATTTTTATTAGATTGACTCATTGAACTACTAAAATTATTCCAACAACAGATGCGGCACCAGTTAGAAACCAAAGAAATTTATTATCATACCAACGAGGTTGAAGTTCTTCATTTATCTTTTCAAGTTCTTTGCTTCTTTTTTGGCAAGCATCAATAATTTGATCACGATTTCTTAATTGTTTGAGAAACATATCATACCGAGATTGATATAAGTCTATTACAGTATCTTGTGCGTCAACTACTGTTTTTAGATAATCAACTGAATCTCTGATTAGTTGAATTTTATTTGCCAGTAACGTTATTTCTGTTTTATTGAAGCAGTAAACTGAATCTTTTTCGTTAGCAAACAAATTTGAGGTAAAAAAGATTAAAGCAAAAACATATTTCATAATTACTCACTTAAAAATTTATTGATATACTTGATTGCTTCGTTTGAATTTTTTATGGTAGGTTTTCTTTTTTTATTGAAAGAATTTTTGACTTCTTGTAAGTCACCTTTTTTAACATTCAATAATGAATCCATTTTATCGGCACGCCGTTTCAATTCTATGTAATCATATTGATATTTGTTTATCAATGCTTCAAGACTATCTTTTGTTTTCGTATACTGTCTTATATTATCGCCTTCAATTTTTGTAGCTATGAATATGAATAATATAACACCTATTGCAGTAAATGTAGCAAATGCCTTCAATATCATTTGTATTTTTTTATCAGTTTCCATAATCAATCCTTTGCATATGTTGAAACCATTTTTGCTCTACCACGACCGGTAGCACCTTTTTTTCTCTTTCGTGTTACGGCACTTCTTTTTTGTTTTGATGACATTGAAGCTGCTTTGGATGCCGGAACACATTTGGGATATGCTCTCTTACCACCTTTTCTGGCTTTACTACCAGCAGAAGCGCCACATGGAGGATGGCCACCACTTTTTTTCTTACGAGAAATATCAACCCATTTTTCTCTAAACCAACCTGTTAATCCACCACTGGGTTTCTTCCCTTCTATCAATACTGATACAAAGTATTCTCTGATTATTTCTCTAACTATATTTTCTGTGCATTTATTCATACACATAAATATGATTGTAATTCAAATTATACCAACCCAAGGCAATACTATTGCTGCACCATTTGATGAGTTTCCACTTATTGTTCCAGTTATTGTTTTATGGAAAACTAAAAGTGATGTACAAATTGCATTCAGATGTGCTTCGGCTTCACCCAAAACAAAAGAGTAAAATATATTGCCTCCAAGTGGACTCGGTGATCCGGGAACAGTAACCACTGGTCCCTTTACAGTAACAGTCATAGCCGGTTTATATGGCATTGGTGTAAATTTTGCAGATGCCCAATATCCCATAAAACCAATAGCCATTAAATTGTATGCAGATTGATTTACACCACGAGTAGTATCAGCAAAATTAGCATCTAACGCATTGTTTATAGAACTAGTTAAAAATGCAGTGTCTCCACTTATCAATTTTGCACCAAATATAGTTCCAGAAAAACCAACAGTAGACATTTGATATGCCTTTGCCATTATTTCAGCAAAAACTTTTCTGTCTGCAACAGCATTAGACTGAAGCAAACCTCTCATAACCGTTTTGTATATTCCAGTATTCATGTATTATGTTCTATCTATTGCACCTTTACCGGAACTTGGCCATCCAAAACGGCATGACCAATATCTGGCCTTGTGTCTTGGTCCAGGTGATTGACAATTATGACGAGCACGGAATGATTTTCTACGAGCAGCATTACTCTTTTTAATACGCATAGTTTTCTTTCCACCTTCGCCCTTGTGACCAAAATTAACTTTAACAACATTTCCATTTGATTTCTTAACATAAACAGAAAACTTCTTAGGTCCACCTGGTGTTCGGAAAGGTTTACCGAGAGAAACTTTTCTACCACGATATTCTGCCTCATTTACAGAAGCCAATCCACTTTCTTGTAAACCAAAATGTAGTTCTGTTATTTTACCACATTCATTTGTTCGATAACCTTCTAATTGATATGTTGGGTTTGTGATAACTTCCTTTACATTACGATACCCACCACCGGCTGCTTTATATGCCTTTACAAGGGCACCAGATGCATAAGCACTTGGCCATACTTTATATTTTCTTTTAATTCTAGACTTAATACTATTGTAAAGTTTTTTATTTGTTGGAACTGCTCGTTCAACAATTATTTGTTTCATACATTTCTCCTTTTTCTTTTTGGTGGTTCATCTATAATATCGTTATCATTTATTTCTTCGTAATAATCGATATGTTCCATTTTTCTAAATTTACTAGCAAATTGTTCTGATGCTACTGAAAATAATCCACCAACAACAATATAAAGGAATCCATCGAATATAAACTGTTCCACTTTTTTTTCATAAAAGGTAGAAAGTATTGCCATAAATATCATAACAAGAAAAGAAAAGAACATCATCACTCTTTTTGACGATATACTACCACCAATACCTCTGAAAGTGTCTGATATTGGATTAACTTTCCTCAACCCTTTCTCCCAAATCCCTTTCTAGTTGTTCTATGAAATTTTTTCTAAAATCGGCAAATTCTTTTTCTATTTTTTCCAAAAGTTCTTCTTTATTCAATGGCGTTTTCCACTTTTCATTATCACCGAAATCATTTGTAAATTCTAACCTTGATAATTCACTTGCAATTAGATCTTTATCTTTTTCTGCTTCTTTCAACCAAGCCAATGCATTTTGTTTTACTTTTGTTTTTTCATATTCATCCCATTTACCTTCGAGGCGGATTTTATGTTCCATATCAATAACACAATCAAAACACATCCCATGAATACGTTTCATTTTTTGATCCATTTTTTTTGGCATACCACAAGTGCAATCTTCTTTTGGACAATTTGGAAATGAATTTAGATACTCATGTAATTCTTGTTGCCATTCTTTTCCAAGTTTTATTTTATATCCATTTCTTTGTTCCCATTCATTCCCATCTTCATCAAACCACTTATCGCCAATTTTCCTCGAAAAATTTTTTTCTTTATCTTCTTCGGTATAACCAACTTGAACTCTCTCCTGAATTTCATGTTTTCCAGAAAGAAGTTTTTTAACATCATTAAGATTTTCAATTTTTAATTCCATAA